GGCGCAGCAGTATTAAACAATGCGTTTGATGCAAACTTTGCTGGTGGAGATGGTAAGGAGCTTTGTGCTACTGACCACCCTACATTAGCGGGTACGTTTGCAAACGAATTGGGAACAGCTGCTGAGTTGAACGAAACATCATTGGAGCAGTCTTTAATTGACATCGCTGCACTAACTGATGAAAGAGGCCTAAAAATTGCGGCACAAGGAACTAAATTAATAATTCCTTCAGCGCTTCAATTTACTGCTGACAGACTTATGAATTCTGCAGGCAGAGTTGGCACAGCGGATAACGACATCAACGCTATCAGAAACATGAATATGATTTCTGGCGGATACGTAGTAAACAACTACTTAACTGCAGCGAAGAAGTTCTTTATCATGACTGATGTTCCAAATGGTCTAAAACACTTCAACAGATCACCTATCAAAACTTCAATGGAAGGTGACTTTGATACTGGTAATGTAAGATACAAAGCTAGAGAGAGATACGTATTTGGATTCTCTGACCCTAGAGGTATCTTCGGATCAAATGCAACATAATCGTAACTGATTTAAAAGGGGCCGCCTTAAAACGGCCCCTTTTTTTATGGAAGGTGTAAAAATGAAGAATTTTCTTGTTAAAATCTATGCATATAATTATAAAATGGAGCTAACCATCACTTGTATGGATGGCCCATTAGATATAGAAAATGCAATAGTTGACAAACTAGGAAAAGGTGATATAAAATGGGAATATCTTGGAGAAATGCATGATCCAAGAGTTAACCGAATAACCTATGAGGAGGTTATTAATGGAGGAGATGATGCAACACTTACAAAGTCTATACCAGGAGAAGAGGGGTCTAGATCTGAAATGGGAACAAGAGCATCTTAAAGAGGGTAGATATACTCTCAATATGGTTAAGATTGACAGACAAGTTAGAGATGTAATTAGCCATATTAAACTTGCAGAAGCTAAAAAAGAGCATATGCAAAATAAAGTAGAAAACTCTGTCCCTAAAGTTTCTGTAGCCACTTAAGAGCTACACATAAAATCAACACAAAACCACAGCCCTCTTGCGCTCTAATTAAATGTAATGTATAAAAGATACACTATACAATTAATTAGATCATAGACGAGTATAGTCGACGGCCTAGAGACTATGATCATAAACTAGGAGGATATAATTATGGCACAAACTACGTTTTCAGGACCAATATTAGCTGGTACTATTAAAAATACTACAGGCACTACAGTTGGAACTGATATGAAAAACACAGGTCAAGTTGTAATGGCACAAACTTTTGCAATTGATCTTTCAAGCGGAGCAATCGCAGCTCAAGCATCTAATGTAATAATTCCAGCAAATTCACAAATCATTGATTGTATTTTTGATATTATTACAGCAGCAAATACTTCCACTAATATTAGTGTTGGTTTTGTTGGTGGCGCAGCTACTGCTCTTGTAAACGCTCATACAATCGGAACAACGGCGGGTAGACAATATCCAACAACAACGGCTGGTGGAGCACTAGCTTGGGAAGATATTGGAACATCTGATCAAAGAATTAATTTTACTAATTCTGCAGCGACAAATGCAGGTGAAGTTAGAATTACGATTACGTATCAGCAAAACAATAACTTAGCATAATAATTTAGTGTGGGCTTCGGCCCACACATAATTTAAGGAGAAAATTAATGAGCACATATCCAGTAGATATAAAAGCCAAAAGAATACAAAGCACTACAGCGAACCAAGAAGTTTTTGCTGGCCCTGGGAGATTTTTAGGATTTTCTGCAAATTGTACTGCAGGAGCAGGAACAATTACTTTAGAAGATAATAATTCTGCTTTAGCAGTTTTTGGAACTCCAGATGGTTCTTCATCACCTTTTGTATATAATGCTACTTTTCCAGGAACAGGAATTAAGGCTAATACTAAATTGACAGTAAGTTTGTCAACTATTGCTGATGTAACATTTTACTTCGGCTAGGAGATTTAAGTGGCTACAATTACTTATACAGTCACTGTAGCAAGTGGCACTAACCAATACGGAACCGGTAATAAATTTTATATTAACGGTGAGGTAAGTCCTGTTCTCTATTTACAAGAAGGCAACACCTATATTTTTGATCAATCTGATTCTTCTAATGGAACTGGTGGTGTTCACTATTTTGCATTTTCTACAAATCCTAATAATTCACCTACTGCATCTTATACGACAGGTGTAACTACAACAGGAACACCGGGAAGTTCTGGAGCCAACACTACAATTGTTGTGGCTCCTGTTAAAAAAACAGGTGCACCAGTTTTATTTTATTATTGTACAAATCACTCGGGTATGGGTAATAGTGCACAAACTATTTCACCAACATCAAATGAAGCAGAATTTAATCCACAAATAGATGATATCATTGAAGAGGCTTTTGAGAGAACTGGAGTTCATGGAGCCAGAACAGGATATCAATTAAGATCAGCAAGAAGATCACTTAATATAATGTTTCAAGAGTGGGGAAATAGAGGTGTTCATTTATGGAAAGTTAAACTTGCAAAAGTGCCGTTAGTAGAAGGACAAGCAGAATATAATTTTGCATCTGATTCTACAAATTTTCCCCAAGATATAGATACAGTTTTAGAGGCCTATTACAGAAACAATTCTGATGCAACTGCACCAGCAGATATTGCATTAACTAAAATAGATAGATCTGCATATTCTCAAACACCAAACAAATTAGCTAAAGGTACACCATCACAATATTATGTAGAAAGAAAATTAAATCCAAGTGTATTTTTATACACAACACCAAGTTCAAGTGTATCTAGTACAAGTTCACCAAACAATTTTCAATTTTGTTTTTATTATTTAGCAAAAATTCAAGACGCTGGTTCTTATAATTATACGTCTGATGTAGTAAATAGATTCTATCCTTGCATGATGTCTGGTCTTGCATATTATTTAAGTCAAAAATATTCACCAGATAGAAGTCAAGAATTAGAACGAAGATATGAAAGTGAATTATTAAGAGCACTTGATGCAGACAATCAAGGTACATCTACTTTCATTTCACCACAAACATTTTATGGAGATGGAGTATAATGGGTAAGTACGCGTCAGGTAAATATGCATACGCTATTTCAGATAGATCAGGGTTGAGATTTCCTTATGATGAAATGGTAAGAGAATGGAATGGGTCTTTAGTTCACACATCTGAGTATGAACCAAAGCAACCACAATTAGAACCAAAACCAGTTGGTTCTGATCCACAAGCTTTATATAATCCAAGACCACAACCAGCATCTAAAACAAGTTTAATACTTTTAAGTAATAATCCTTTTACATCTGTTATTTATAGTGGCACAACTTATGTAAATGTTTTTTCAGAAGATCATCAAAGAGCTGCAGGTTCTACAGTAAGGTTTAGAGGACCCCCTCTTGTAACTTCTGCGGGCCCAGGTGGTGCAGATGAAGCAGATTTAAAAAACTTACAAGCTTTTGCAACTATCCCAACATTTGACAACGTAAGTGATTTAAATAATGCATCAGGATTTACAATTGCATTAGGCCAAATAGATTCTTCAGGTAATATTACAGGAGCTACAACAACAGATTCTTTAACAGATCCTATAAATTATTTTCATATAACTAGCACTAGTAATGCTACATCAGGTGGTGTATCAGGTGGTGGAGATAATTGTTCTGCAGGACCAGTAACATTAGGAGTAGTAAACGCATAATGGCATATACTTTAGATAATTTAAGAACTGATATTAGAAACTATACAGAGGTAAGTAGTAATGTTTTATCGGACACTGTGTTAGAAAGATTAATTAAAAATGCAGAACTAAAAATACACAGAGCAATTGATACAGATCAAAGCGTATTTTATGCAACATCTAATTTAATTATTAATAATAGATATGTGACCATACCTGCTGATTTAAGATTTATTAGATACGTCCAGCTTACAAATTCTGATGGTGAGCAATTCTATTTAGAGCAAAGAGATACAAGTTTTATAGCAGAATACTATTCTACACCTGGAACTTCAGCTGTAGATATACCTAAATATTATGCTAATTGGGATGAAGAATTTTGGGTAGTAGCCCCAACACCTGATAGAACATATGAAATTACATTAGCTTATGACAAAGAACCACCAACAATTACAACAGAAACAGGTGGCACTTATTTGTCAAATAAATATTCAGACTTGCTTTTATACGCATGTTTAGTAAATGCATATGGGTACTTGAAAGGACCGCAGGATATGTTACAATACTATCAGGGCGAATATAGTCAAGCTCTAGAAACGTATGCTCTCGAGCAAATTGGGAACAGACGCAGAGACGAATATCAAGATGGTGAAGTTCGTGCTCAACTCAACGTTAAACCACCATCAAGTTATAAATAGGAGAAAATAAAAAATGGCAAACGTAGTACCTTTTTCATTCGCACAAGAGTTATTAAAAGGAACACATGACTTTGTAAATAATACTATAAAGTTAGCTCTGTATACTGCTAATCCTTATACTACATCTAGCACTCAATATACTTCGGGTTCAGCTAACCAAGTTAGTGGTACAGGATATACAACTGGTGGAAATACATTAGGAAGTCCTGTTGTTGCTAACCAAACAAATGTTGCAACTTTGACTTTTGCACAAACTCAATGGACATCCGCAACTTTTGGTGCAGCTTTTGGAGCTATATATAATAATTCAGCGAGTGATAAATTAGTTGTTGTTTTAGATTTTGGTGGAACAAAATCTTGTTCAAACGGAACGTTTACAATTACGTTCCCAAGCACAAGTTCAGGTACACCAGCTGGAACAGATTCGCTTATTAGTATAACATCGTAATAGGAGAATAAATGGCTTTGGTTATAAATGACAGAGTAAAAGAAAACAGTACAACATCTGGTACAGGTAATATTACACTTGCGGGTGTTGCATCTGGACAAGGTAATGTAACTTTTAATAGTGGTATCGGAACAGGTAACACGACTTACTATTGTATTTTTGAACAAGGCACTAATACGTTTGAAATAGGTTTAGGAACTTTATCAGGTTCAACAACTTTGGAGAGAACAACAGTTATTAATAACTCTTCAGGTAATACATCTAAAATAAGTTTTACAGGCGGAACATTAGATGTATTTGTAACAATGCCTGCAGCAAAAACGGTTTACCTAGATTCAACAGGCACACCAGTAGGAGCAGCTTCATATCC